ATCCAATCAGAACCGATATTCTCAACGGGGTGCAGAAGCTCAAGCGAGCATTCACGCGGCGTCAGTATCTCATCACTCGTGAAGTCTGGGACGCTGGCGAACGCTCACCGGGCAACTCAATCAGGAAGGCGCTGCTCTCTTATCAGTGGGAGCGAACCAAAGAACAGCCTAAGAAGGATGGGCGAGAAGACCCACTTGACGCGCTCAGATATGATTGCATCATGTGGCGATGGGCAGACGATTCCACAGTGGACCGGCGCAAGTATCAACCCAGAGCCTCACCGCGATCAAGAAAGGTCAGGGTTGGAGGCGCTAGAGCAAGAGGGAACTTTTAATTGCTGAGAGAGTCAGAGCAATATAAAGAGCGGTCGCTCACAATTGTGCTTTTAGACTTGGTCAACTCAACTGGCTTTGTTGAGACCGCTGGCGCTCAACGTGCAGCGCGATGGTTTCAGTATCACGACCGGCTGACGCGCTCCCTTCTCTATCGCTTCAGCGGCCGAGAGATCGACAGGTCAGACGGGTTCCTCTTTACGTTTGATCTAGCTCATGAGGCGCTCAGCTTCGCGCTTTATTACCAGCAGACGATTCCCCAGAAGATCCACATTAAAGCAAGAATTGGGATTCATTATGGCTGTGTTGTTGAGGTGCATCAAATTGAGCTTTTGGTATTGGTGGGAGCGAAGCCCATTGAGGTGGAGGGCTTGTCAAAGAATATCGCGGCGAGGATCATGAGCTTGGCTCAACCCGGTCAGGTCTTGCTGAGCGCGCCAGCTTTTGAGCGCGTCAAGAACAGGTCCAACGGGATGACCCCAAAAGGGACGCGCTATGCTTGCGTGGGGCTTTATCGTCTACAGGGAGTGAAAGAGCCTCAGGTTATTTATGCCGCCGGCTTACATATCAAAACACTTCAGCCACCACCATCAACCGCCAAGGTCAAGAGGTTGGGCGGCCCAAGAAAGGTCAGGTCTCGAATGAGGCACAAATCATTTTTAGAGTGGTCTGAATTTATACTCCTCTTTTTATTTTGGTTAGCATTGGGCTATCTGGCCGTGCATATGTGGCCATACATTAAATTTAAATTCTGGGAGTGGTGGAATGAACAACGATGAGGAGAAGAAGACAAAGCGCGGCTGGTGGTTCTCTGTAATCTTTATGGGTTTGGTGATGGGCCTGATTATCTTTTTGGCTCGCGTGGAAATAATTGAAAAAAATAGAGATGTGCTCATTGGAATCTTGGGGATGATTACGGGTTCAATCTCCTCAATGCTCGCTATTGCCAGCGGTCGAGATCCAGCTGAGGTTGATGAGCTCAGGGGAGAGGTGGGCAAGCTTAACGCTGACAGGGCGGCGCTCATCGCTCGCCTCAGAGATGCTAATATTCAGCTTCAACTGAAGAATGATCACTTGCTGGAATTACAGCTGGCGATGATCAAGGCGCTCACCAAGCTAGAGGTGAATTTTGTTTCAGAAGAGGTTGAGCTTCATGAGCAGGTCAAGGAGTGGTTACCTTCTGTTGAAAAAAAAGAAGAAAACGGTTAGGCTTAAGGGAATCATAAGGAGCGCCCATGAATGAGCGTACAGCACCCAAACACTTAAGAGCGTCAACGCCTCGCTTTGGCGTTAAGGGAATCACAGGGACTCAGCTGAATGCCGGCACCTTGTCGGTAGAGTCTAACCCAGAGCTCACCGGCCTCAATTGGGTTCAAGCTGCTGAGGAGATGTTAAGGACTGATCCCATAGTGAGGCGCTCTTGGCACATGTTGAGGCAGACCTTACTGAGCGCTACTTGGAGATTCACTCCAGGGATTGAGGGTGACTTGGTGAGTGAAGAGCTGGCCCGGTACGCTAATGAAGCGTTTGGCCTCGACGGTCACTCGGGACAAATGGAGAGCTCATGGGAAGAACAACTGAGCTATCTTTTTGAATTTGTCCCTCTTGGTTATCGCTACGCTGAAGAGGTCTACAAGGTTGGGCCTGACTCAACGGGAAAAGTTAAGGTGTGGCTGAGTCATTACGCTGACCGGGAACCTAGCGCTCACAGTCGTTGGCTGAGTCGCGACTCTCAACACCTCGATGGGGTTCTTCAGAATATGGTTGGATCAGGGAAACAGCCAGAGCCCATCCCAGCCAACAAGCTCCTCCTGCTCACGCTCAACCGTACCGGCTCAAACTTCGAGGGCGTTGGAATGTTGCGCCCTGTGTGGTGGTGGTGGCGAACTAAGCAGCGCGTCTCAAACCTCATGTGTGTAGGGCTCGACCGTTGGGCCGTTCCGACTCCCAAGGTAGTGGTTGACCGCTCGACCGCTGAACAAATCGGGCTCACTGATGGTGATATTGACGCGATGATCAACGACGCTGAAGCTCAGGCTCAAGCGTTCATCTCATCAGAGCAGAGCTATCTTGTTGAGAACTCAGCGGTAAAGTTTGAGACTTACGCCGCTCAGCCTAATCTTTACGCTGATGGCCCAATCAATATAATTTCCAAATGTGACAGCCAGATTGCAGCCGCTTTCCTCGCTCAGTTCGCTGATTTGGGCCAGACTGAAACCGGCGCTCGATCTGTGGGAGAAATCCACCTCTCAGTATTTCGGCGCGCTGCAATTAACCTTTGTGACTTGGTGGCTGCTCAGGTGAGCGGCCCTGACCGTAGAGGAGCCGGCACGATTGGCCGGCTGATTCGCTGGAACTATGGAGCGGTTGACCCTTCTAAACTTCCTCGCCTCACTCACACTGGCCTTGACACTGATGAGCTTGGAAGCTCGCTTAATGCTCTGCCTCAACTGGTGACAGCGGGGCTCATCACTCCAGACGATGAGCTAGAGCGAGTCATCAGGGCCAAGATTGGTGCAGGGGATTTGCCTGAAGATGCTCAGCGTAGCGCTGTTTCTCGAATCCCAACTTATAGCGGTGGCGTGTCTGCTCTAGCTGAGACCCTGATCAAGAGGCGGCGCAATGGTTAAGGCGATCAAGAAGAAGAAGAAGAGGACCGAAGCCCAAACACCGGCCAAGCCTCAAGAGCGCATCAGAGGAAGCAAGGCCAATCCAGAAGGGTCAGCCAGCGGCTCACGTGGTGGCATCGAGATCGGAGAGCGAGCGCAGAAGGCGCTTGAGAACATGAGGGACAGCCACAATGAACGATACACGAACGCTCATCGCCAAGTTAATATGGGTCAGCTTAAAGCTGTGTATCGTCGCGGCGCTGGCGCTTTCTCTGTTAGTCACCGGCCTGGTATGACTCGAAATGGTTGGGCGCTGGCTCGCGTTCGAGCGTTCCTTAAACTGGTGGGTAAGGGTGAGCGCAAGAAAGCTTATACCGGTGACCTTGATCTCTTGCCTGATGGTCACCCATCCAAGCCAGCAGCTGAGAAGAAGGCTGAGCTGAATCTGAAGCGATACGATCACATTGATTTCACTCCACCCAAAGGAGCGCAAGAGGCTGGAAGGCGAGCGCTTGAGGTGAGAGAGAGCAAGCCCATTTCTCAACGTGGTATGACCTCAGTGGGCATCTCTCGAGCTCGCGACCTCTCCAACGGTCGAAAGATGAGCCCCGATACAGTACGCCGAATGCTCGCCTATTTCACACGTCACCAATCTGACAAGCAGGGCTCAACTTGGAGCGACCAGGGGAAGGGCTGGCAAGCTTGGCACGGTTGGGGCGGTGACGCTGGCTTTGCTTGGGCTCGAAAGGTAGTTAACCAAATGGACGCCGCCGATAAAAAAGCGCAAGCGCTCAGGGCATACTCTGAAGCGCTATCAACCCAACACACTTATGATATCCCTGATGGCCTCACAATTGGCCGGCCTTTCAAGACGCTGTCTCTGGGCCAAGTCAGCTCTCGAATGAGCGGTCAGGATATCGGCAAAGAGATCACTATGGAGATGCTCAGTGAAATGGTCAGAGTTTTCAACGCTCGCCGCGCTGAAGATCCTGTGGTGATTGATTGGCAGCACGCCACATCTCCTTATCAAGACGGTCCACCAGCTCCACCAGAGAGCGGCAACGCTCTGGGGCTCATCGCTGATCTTGAGCTGAGAGAAGATGGCCTTTACGCAATTCCCGCTTACAATGAGCGCGGCTTGAATGTCGTTGCTGAAGCCGGTGGAGTCTTGTGGAGCTCCCCTGAGTTTCTCGCCGGGGATGTATTTGACAGAGCTGGAGGAAGTCACATTGGAACCGCTCAGTTATTGGCGGTCACCCTTACACCAAGGCCAGCTCAATCACACTCTAAAATTGACAGAGTCACCCTCAATGAAAGGTTTGCAGACATGGATGACCTCGCCAACATGGACCTCGATGATCTTCGCGCCATGCTCATCTCAAAAGATGAGATGGTCAAAAGACTCGAGGCCCAAATCAAAGAAATGAAGAAGGACGCTGAGTCTAAGATCTCTTCTGACGCGCTCGAGGAGCAAGACAAGGACAAAGAAGAGAAGATGAGCGAAGACGAAGACAAAGAGAAGAAAATGGCTGAAGACAAAAAAGATCACTACAAGATGAGTGAGGCTGTGAGCCCTGAGCTGCTCTCTGAGTTCAACGCTCTTCGTGAGAAAAATGAGCAAATGGCTAAACGCCTTGAGACCATCGAGCGAGAAAAGCGCTCGATCGAAAAGCGCGAAGCGGTTAGCGCTCTTCTTCGTGATGGTCGCATCGAGCCAAGTCAAGAAAGCGTTGCCGGCAAAGCTTGGGAGCTCAGAGAAATTCAGCCCGAGTTCTGGCAGATGTTCAGCGAGCGTCCAGCTGGCGCGGCTGTACCTCTTCAAGAGGTTGGTCATGGTGCAAGCGGCCGAGAGATCAACCGCCAATCACTCGACGCAGAAATCAAAAAGCTAGCCGCTGAGAAGAGCATTTCTTACAGCGAGGCGCTTAACCAATTCCGTACTTCAAACCCTGACTTCTATACCAAAGCATTTGGAGGCTGATCATGGCCAACACTGACAATATTTTAAGCTTTGTCGCTGCTGAGGCAATCACTGAGTATGCGATTGTTTCACTCAACGCTGCTGGAAAGGTCGTGATCACTGACGCGGCCACAGACCCTAACGCTATCGGAGTAGCTCAGCGCGCTTGTGAAAGTGGTGAACCTGTTGACGTGGTGATTCATGGTATTACTCGCGTGATTGCTGGCGAGTCACTCACCTTTAACTCTACTCCTCTCCTTGCAGCTGCTCTTGGTGGAAAGGTCCAAGCTTGCGAGCCAGGCGACACGACTTTTTATCAACTCGCTCGAGTAATTCCTAATGCTAATCAAACGAGTGCCAGCGCTGGAGACCAGATTAAGGTCTTGTTCGTTGGACCCACCACGCTCAACACTTAAGAGGTGAACAATGGCCAGCTCATATTCTAATCTCCATCCCGTAGACCAGATCTTAACCAGCCTTGTCGTTGAGGCGGTCCCTAGTGATGATCAGCTCATTGCTGATAAGATCTGTGAAAACATCACCATCCCTGAGCGCTCTGGGACTCTTCTTCTTGAAGAGACTCGCAACTTCATGGGCGCTGGAGCAGGGCTTGACCTCGAGCGCGCTCCAGGTTCATCACGAACTTCAATCGGTGGATTCGACCGCTCATCACAAACCTTCAAGGCCAAGATCTATGGCGCTCAGGACTCCATCGCGATGGAGGACATTCTTGACTCTCAATATCCGGGGAGTGAGGAGCAGCGCATCGCTCGCAAGGTTGCACGAGTGATGAAGCTCGCAAGAGAGAAGCGCTTCGCTGATGTCCTCTTTGACTCAACAGCGTTCGCCAACTCAACACCGGCCATTAAATTTGATGCCGCTGGTGCTGAGCCGCTCACCTTCCTTCATGAGCTTAAGGATACTGTCTTTGCTGCTGCTCATGGGATCAACCCAGACAGCCTCATCTTTGGGCGCGATGTTTTCCGACAGTTAGCGCGTAACCCAGAGATTAGAGGTTATGTGGGGTCAACCTCCAGCGGGCTCGCAAGTGGCAACCGCATTCTTAATGATGAGGCTGTTCTCTCTGTGCTTCGTGATGTGCTTGGAATTCCAAATGTTTACGTTGGCCAAGCTCGCCAAGATACCGCGGTCCCCGGCGCGACTAGCTCAGAGTCTTATATCTGGAATGGCGAGAGTATCTTCATGGGGATCCTCAAGGGCTCTGATGCAATCGTCCAGAAGAGCGGCAACGTTAAGGGTATGCCTGTGGCAGCGCTCAACTTCCAGTTTGGAAGCATGGTGGCCGGTCAATATGACAGCCTCGATAAGACACGCCGCTATGTATACGCTGAAGAAGTCCACGCGGTCCAAGCGATTGACTCAACGCTTGGTCACGTTGTTACCGACTGCTTGACCTGATTCATGTTGATGCTCAGTGAGTGTACATGTGGAGCTGCTCAGCCCACATTATTATCAGAGGATGCTGACCGTAAAGCCATAGATGATCTGTCACGACAGGTCAAAGGGCGGCGGGGTCCTCTGGCTCAACTCACTCGAGCTAAACGAGATCAGCTCATTGCTGAAGTATCGGCTGAGCGTTCGTTTGAAAAAGCGATGGGCTCAGCGCGGCGCGATCTCCTTGATTTAATGGAGCTCGCGATATCCTCCCAAGACCCTCAACTCTTGCTTCAACTCGATGATCAGCAACTCATGGATTTCATCATGAGAGGCGGCATGGGGCTGGCTGTTGACGAGTTCATTGAGAGTCAGGAGAGGATTAGAGAGGCGGCGTTAAGAGGGCTTCAAATCATTGAACCTAGTCTTGACCTCAACTCAATACCAGAGCTTGACACCATCCAAGCTCAAATCACTTCTCAGGTCTTCGAGGATGTTATTCTCCCAGACACCAAGAAGGCGGTGAGGAGCGCTCTCACCTCAATATCAGTGGGCGTTCCTGCTGAGATTATCATGAGTGACCTAAACTTAGTTCTCACTCGAAGCACAGGGCGCCAGCTCACAGAGGTCAAGACAGCGATCTCACAATATGGGCG